TTATTTGATGTTGTAAATGATAAAAAATATATTACTACATTTGATGGTAATGAATTAAAAGCTACAAGTATACAATCTAATAAACAGTTAATGTCTCATTTAAATGGATTGCAAAAATATATTACTGAGATTATAAAAAATGAATCTTTAGACCAAACAGTACTTACTATAAAAACTTTACAAGATATGTTAAATGGTAATTACAAAATTAAAAATAATAGTGAAGGTGCTCCTTTAATAGAAACATTAAAAACTAATTCTATACTTAGTTTAAGAGATAATTATAATTTGGGTATTGGCGTAGCTACAATTGCAATACCAAAGAAAAGTTTAGATGTTGGATTTAATAGAATAAATAAATTCTTATCTCCTGATATGGGTAATCACACTCAAATTAATAATTATGATTTAAGAGTTATGCATCAACGTGACTTTGATGGTGATCACGGTTATCATTATTTTGGATTACCAAGTGATTTTATAAATCAATCAATTAAATATTCTGGTGTTGTAAAAGATTATATACAAGCTCCTAGATATAATTTTGAATCTAATATATTTGGTATGGATTCTGATGGTAAATTTGGGAATATAAGTAATGATGTAGGGTTTACATCTCTTAAAAATAATATTAATACAAATCAGTTTGTTATAGGTGAAACTATATCTTTAAAAAATACATTAAATTGGGCTTCTAATATAGGTATAGATTTAAAATTAGGTGATGAAACAGTTTCATTTTTAAATACAGAATCAATTGATATGATTAACAAAGGGCTTGAAAGTCCTGAAGCGCAAAATGAAATAGCTAAAGCTCATATAAATCAAAATGCTGTAGATTATAATAAAAGAACAGATATTACAGATGATTTAACTAGAGCTACATTATTTGGCGATGTTAGTGAACAGGCTATTGCAAACTTAGCAAAAGTTGGAATTAATCTTGAAGGTGTGTTAACAAACAAAAGTAAATTTAAAACTGTAGGAGTATCTAACTCTACAGAGTCTTTGTTTAATCAAGCAATAGTTAAAACAATACTAAGAACATTAACTAAACCTAAAGCGGTATTAACAGATCCTTTCAATGAAGGTGGTCAATTTACACCTACAGATTGGTATATAGGCACAATATACAGTGATTTACAGAACTTTTTAAGAAGTCCTAACCAATATATAGCTGAGCAGTTAATTAAGCAATTTTCAGGCAATAAGGCCATGATGCAGCAAATAATGAAAACTTTCTATACAACAGGAAGAGATGCAGATTTTGTATTAGATAATGAAAAGATTGAAAGATTCTTTTATGGTAAGCCACAAAAAATTGTAAATTCAATTATTAGTTTTAAAAATGTAGGTAATTTAGTTAGCCCTGATTTTTATAGTGCAAAAGGAGTAGAAAAAGCTATAGATTTTGACAATGGGGGTTATGCTCTTCAAAGATTATACAAGAATCAAATATTAAAAGATAGTGATTTTTATGGTGATATAAACACTGAAAAGTTTGGAATAGATATACCTTTATTAACTAGTAGAAAAAATGGTTTATTAAATAGTTTAGCTATGTATAAAGCATTATATCCTGATTCTGATCCTGTTAAAACATTCTTCTCAGAAGAAAAAGCTGATGATATATTTGATATAAAAACTATAGATTCTAGACAATTTGGTAAAGACGTATCTTTTGAAAACATTAATATGAGATCAGCAGTGTATCATTTATTAAATAAAGAAGCTTCAAGTCTAACTAAAGAAATAGGACAAATGGAAGGTTCTCAATATAAGATAAATGAATATGAGCATAAAATATTAGCTTCAAGATTAAGAGATATTGAGTCTGGTATGCAAATATTAGAGAAATTAGCATATAAAGGGTTAGTAAAGAAAGATGGTGATGCTAATATATTCTTTAATAAAACACCAAGAAAACAACAGTTTGTTGGAAAAACAGTAAATGTTTACAGATTTAAAGGCAAGATAGCTCCTAATGATATATTGTCTCAAGATTTTTCTCAATTAGATTTTGTAGGTTCTTTTAATCCTAAGATAACTAAAACTTATAATATGGATTCTGGTTATACATATATTGAATTAAAGAAACCTTTAGTTAGAACTTATCTTGGATCTAATGAATCTGTACATAATGCAGCATCATTCCAAACAATAAATGATTTACTTGTTGTTGATAATATTGCTAAAACAACAAGAGAAAAAGAAGTGCTTTATGATGATTTAGCTAGAGTTATAAATCAAATTAATGATAACTATTCATTTGCTAGAAAGTATGCAAAAGCTAATCCTCAAGAAAAAAGAGAAGCTTATAATTATTCTTCCTTTGGTGATCAAGTAAAACTAGAAGAATTTTATAAAAAACACAAAGCAATTGATGATAATGGTGAATTAAAATTTGAAGATGGTGAACCTGGTGTGGACTTAACATTATTATTATTAAAACCAAGACTTGTTCCTGGTGCTTATATAGGGGGTCCTATTCAAGATTTACCTTATAGTTATTCAAACCCTAGGCTACAAAGTGCTGTTTATAAATTTTTAAGCGATAAAGGTGTTATTAAAGGAGATGACATGCCTTCAAGATTAGAAGGATATTTTAAAATTAAAAATCTAAGAGTAGATATTATAAATGGTTCAGCTCCTTCAAATGAGTATTTGCAAGATTTAACTAATACATATAAATTATCTGCTAATAATACGCTTTCAGATGTATTAGAACATGGGAGAACTGTTAACTTTATAGATGCAATGTTTTCAAGATATGGATTTTATGATCCTGGTATGAGAAATTCATTTGTACCAGAAAACTTTGAATCAGGCGTTTATGAAAAAGCAGGGTTGAAAAATAGAAAATATAAGTTTTATGTTAATAAACGTAAACCTGGAAATGGATGTTAGATGTCTACAGATTGTAATGGTATACAACTTACTAAGGAAGTAATAGAAAATCAAACAAGACTTGATGCAATGAAAGATGCATTTAATTCTAATAAAACTATTACTGATATGTATGGTAAAGTAAATGATATAAATGAAAATAGTCTTGCTTCTAAAGCAATGGAAGAGATTTTAAAAATGCAAGATGAATCTCTTGTTCTTGATGATGCATTTATATTAACAGATGGTCAAAAAAGAAGATTTGAACTTCAGTTAAAAAAACATAGCAAAGATATGAGTACGCCTTTAGGTAGAATGGAAGCTATTTATAAAATACCATCTGCTATATCTGTTAAAACTCCTGTTACAAAAAGATTTTATCAAAACTTAGATAGAATGAAGAACTTTGAAAGAAACGCTCTTCTTGAACAGGGTAATTCAATGACAGCTGTTTATGAAAATATAAGAAAAGCATTTATTGAAGAAGGTATTGATAAAGGTTGGTTTGGCCAAGATCCTAAATTTATTACAAAATTAAAAAAATATGAAAACAAACTTAGATATTCAGATAATCCTGAATTTATTTTTGAAGTACAATCTAAAGTATCTGAGCTTATTAAAAGCCAAGACGGTAGCTTAATAAGAGACTTTAATACATTGATAACATTAAATCCAGCAGAATTTAAAAAGGCTAAAAAAGAGGGTGTTTCAGGTATTAAGTATGGCAAAGCTTTAGAGGGAGATAGAATAGGTAAACAATATAATCCTCATGTTATTGAAGCTGTTGAAACTGCTAGAAAATATTTAAATAAAATGGGTAAAGTAAATGTTCAGGGCTTAAGAGCATTAAGAGAAGCTGTATGGTTAAAAAATACAAATGAAGAATATACTAAATCTAAATTTGCAGCAATTACTACTAATAAAACATTAAGAGCATTTGATAAAAATATAGATGCAGCAATAGAAAGAATTGAAAAAGGTATAAAAGAAGGTGGTTATTATCCTCAAATAATGTTAAATGATGCTATAAAATTAAAAGGTAAAGTTAATGAACTTTATGCTCAAACTAGTCCAGGCGTAATAGATGCTCAAACTAAAATAATAGCAGAAGATTTAAGTGACATGATTAAAACAAATATGCCTTCTAATGTTAAAGCACAAAACTCTCTTCTTGAAAGAAGATATTCAGAAAATCCATTTTTTATATTAGAACAATATGGCTCTCAAGCAATACAGTTTAATAAATTAAATACAACAGCTAGAGAATATCAAAGAGTAATGAAAGTTTTATCTAATAATAAAATAGATGCTAAATATATAAAAGGATTATCAAATTGGGCTGAAAGTGAATTTACTATTGCAACAAAAGGACTTCAAAATAGACCTGAATGGTTAAATACAACAATTAGAAACGTTAGATTATTTGAAACAGTAAAAGCTATGGGTCTTGGAGTTACTGGTGCTATTAGAAACGTTGCTTCTGCTCAATTTTTCTTTACATCACTTGGTCGTAGCAAACTTAAACAAACAACAAATTTATTAAAGTCTGGAGAAATTATATCTGGAGATAGCACTATATCATATAAAGAGCTAACAGAAGCAGTAGGTAAAATACAAGGGTTTACATTTGGAGATATAGGACAAGAGTTATATGCTGAGGGTATTTTAAGTAAAGAAGGTTCTGAAAAATTAGATTTTAAATATAATGATCAAACAGGTCAAATCGAAGTAATGAAAAGTAGAGATGAAGGATTTTATCCTATGATAGACTTTTTAAAAGAGAATATACCTGGTTCAAATTTACTTGGAAAAGCAATAAATAAAACCCCTAATGCTTTATTATTTTTTCATCAAAAAGGTGAAAACTTTACAAGAAAAAAAATGTTTAATCATGCTTTTGTAGATGCTTTAAACACATATAAAATGAATCCTGAATATTGGGAAAAACATCAAGGAAATAATATTAATATTAAAAATCCAATGTCTAATAAAATAGTTAAAGATGCTGCTAATGTAGCTTTATTTGCTGTTAATAGATTTGCTGGTGAGTATGCTCTTCATGCTAAATCTAGATTATTAACTGGACATCCTGGTAAAGTAGATATTAATAAAAAATTATTAAACAAACTTGAAGTTGGAGCAACAGCAGTAACTTCACTTGGGACAGGACTTTTACATTATCCTATGTTTTTTATGGACATGCAATATAAAATGTTAGAAGGAACTGTTTATGGTTTAATGTCAAAAAGTTTTAGAGGATCACCTGAAGCTAGATATTTAGCTAATCAAGCTGCAATTACTTCATTTATAGGATTACTTTCTGTAGGTTTTAATGCTAATTTCTTTAATATTTTTGAAAATGATTTAATTAAAAAAATACAAAACTTATTTAGAAATATACAAGGTCCTGATCCTGATGAATTAAATCCAGATGGTTCTATAAAAGATAATGCTAAAGGTTATTATGGTATTGCTTCAGATTTTACTGGTCCAATAGTAGATGATTTATTTTTTGGTATGATGGCTATGGGTTTAATTAATATGCCTGATAGTGATATAGCTAGAATGGCATTTGGTTATGATAAGTATTTAGAATCTCAAGGAGCAGATGCTAAACAAAGAGCTTATTGGAACAGACTTGGTACAGCAGTAGGTTTTGGAGCTAATAAATTAGCGCCTAGCTTTAATAGAGGTACATTATTAACAGATATATTACCTATGATTTTCTCTGCTTATCCTACTCCTGAAACAAGGTATCTTAATACTAAAACTAAAGAGTTTCTTGGGCTTAAAACAAAGAGAGTTAAAGGTTCTGGGGCTTATTTATATAAGAAAACTACTAAGCCTAGTAAATCTAATGATAGATTAAAAAATCAAATAAAACTACAAAGACTAATGGATGATTTGGAGAGAATGGGCAATTAGGGAAAAGGGTGGAGAACAGAAAGGGAAAGAATCTCCACCCCTAGGCAACAAATTACCAGCCTAACCTTATATAAAAACTAAGGTTTATATTAAATAATTGAATTGATATTCCGTGTCCAGACAATTCATTTCCAGACAAAGTAAAACAAAACATTAGTATATTTAAGCTATAATAATATCCTTCATTTTTATCTACATATAATCCAATTAACTCATTTCCGTATAGCATTTATCTCCTTCTCTAATAGTTCAATAAAATGATCAAACTCTATAGCTACGTATATCTTTGATCTGTTACGTTTGAATACTAATACAGGCTGTCTATCATCACTATTACCATCTGCTTGTTCTAGTGACCCCCATAAATTTAATCTTTCTTGATTCTTACACTCAAAACTGTATTGTATTACTTTTTTTGCTGCTGGTGACAAGACAATGTCTTCACCACTCATTCCCATGACCTGAGATTCTATATCATTCGTCTCAAGAATCCCCGTAGACACAGAGCGAAGGCGGTCCCTCACTAAGTTCTGCAGTTTTCTGCCTTTGTTTTTTGCGGAACGCGCTTTCATATTCTCCCTCCCTTATTTTTTTTAAAGCATTTCTTTTTTCTATTTCTTCACCATCAAGATCTCTGTATTGACCAGCACCAGTTATTTCATAACTATCTGGATGTAAGTCTTTGTATGTTTCTATCATACAATCAATCTGTTTTTTTAGTTTCAATAAATCTTCTATCATATTGCCTCCTTTAAAGAATGCCCCCTCAGAATGAGTAATACAGGAGATCTGAAGGGGCCGAACGAACTATCGTTCTTAAATTAGTTTCCATGTATGAGTCATTTTACCCCATACACCTTTTCTCATTATGTTTGTTTTCTTAAGTTTACCATCATTAGTTAAGTTAGTCATAGCTCTTCTAATGCTAGTAATAGGATATGTAGTTTCTGAATTATCAACTAATATGCCTTGTATTTCATCAGGACTTAAGTTTCTTTTATAATGATTAAATATAGCCATTATAACTTCTTCTTGTTTATTAGATGATTCTATACTTCTTTTAAGTACATCTCCTGTTTCGTTATTAGTATTATAGTACATTATTTCTCCTTCATTGATTCAAGGACTTCTAATGCACCTATACATTTATAGAATGCAATTTCTAACTGATTTTTTTGATTAGTCAAATGTTGTATCTGCGCTTCTAAATCATTTATTTGTTCTTTAGCTGCATCTATTTTATCAGTCTGCTCTTTTTTAGCCATTTTTACTCTCCTTTTTGTTTTCTCTTAACATTTTTTGGTACTCATATCTACATCTTTTAGCGTACATTCTAGGTGTATAGTGAGTATAGTCACGTTCTTTAGGATTTTGACCTAAACCTATATCTGTTCTATTCATAAAATGTACAAATTCACTAGCCCTCATATGGAACCATTCTTAAATTATCAAATCCTAGTTTAATATTCATTGATTCTTTTTCTCTGTTCTTGTCACTTACAAGCTGCAACATTTGTATTTCACCTGTCTCTTTATTCTTATATGGTTTAAGAGATAGTATCTTATTTGCATTATAAGCAACTCTAAATGAACCTCTAGATGATGCTATATTCATACCTTCTACCATAGCCTGTTTACTAATTTCACTAACAGTGAACACAATTACATTATGTTTTACTGCAAGTTCCATTAATGCTTGGCTAGCTTCCTCAACTTTCATGTTGTGATCGTTCTTTTTGCTCCTAAATAGCCCCATATGGTCAACAACTACTATTTCTGGCTTAACAGGTAGGGTAGCAATTCTTTTCTCTAATTCATGCGTATATAGAGATCCAAAATCTACAGTTAGCCAATCAAACTTTTGACTAATACCATTGTTATACTTTCTATAGTGTTCTGCTAATTCTTCTTCTGACATACCAGTTTCAATCATAGCAAATCTAGACCATATTTGTCTAGGTGACATCTCCATTTCTATAAAGTATGTTGGTCTTTTAAATGCAACCATCATATTTTGTAGAAACATTGTCTTCATAGAAGCGGGAGGAGCCTGTAGTATTACAACTTCGCCTGGATATATAGGAAAATCACATCCATAGGCTTCTTTAAAGTTTATAGGATTTAAATCTCTTTTATAAAACTCAATCATTTCTTTCTCCATAGATTCAGCATCCATAGTATTTTGAGATTTCTTAGATTTAAATAATCTACATGTATTTTGGCAATGCTTATCCATAAGTACATCATTACATCCATACCTATAACCATTACCATCGTGTCCTTCGTAACAATTATCAATGATTGCATCTAATTCTTTTTGAGTAAATGGCTTTTCTTTACTATCTACTCTTTCTCTCCAATCATTCATAATCAGTCTAACTGTTTCCTCTGGGTATAACCATCTCATCCATGCTGATAATCTAAGTGCTACCATATGTCTGCTACCAATAACACTACCATATAACATTCTTTGTATACATGGATAATTCATTGGGTCTGGTTGTCTACCTTTAGAGGAGACAGGCTCCTCAGTCAACTTATTGGTGTCGTTAGCGTGCGAAGGCTGTTGACTTGCTCCTAATACATCAAAGACAACATTACATTCAATGTCATCATTTAATACTTTTTGTGGTTGTTTAGCATAAGATTCTAACTCTGCTAAGAACTCATTATCATCTTTATCTAATACATTTATTATAGGATCAATCTGAACTTTATATAAGTTAGATTTACTATTTTTAGTATTTAACAACCTTATAATTCTTGTTTTATCTGTAACTGATGGATCTGCATACTCAAATATACCTTTACTAGTTAACTCTTTCTTAACTTTCATATGTAAATCTTCGCATGGTTTCCATCTAAATGCAGATGAGTGTATACCCACATGAAATCCTGTGCCACTAAAATACGTATTATAAGCAAGATTCATATCTTCTAGTATAACGTATAGCCCTAACAGTTTATCTCTTGCATTTAAGGTATTTGTGCCATCTACATCTAATATAAATTCATCAGGCATATATATTAATCCTGTATATCCTGCTAATTTACCTTTTTTTTGTACATACTTTTGAACATCTTCATCATAATCATATAAAGATATAAAAGTATCTCTATCTAGTCCCATCCATTCGCTTGCTTTAGAAGCTTCTTGAAAGTGACATCTGTTCGATAATCCGAACGCAAATTCTTTTATCATAGTCTCCCCTATTCTATTAACATATTATAAGGCCAAGGTAATTCTTTTTTTAACCTTGCTACCTTTTCGTGATAAGATTCAGCCCTAGTCTGTTGTTTCTTTTTATTATTAGTTTTTTTCGCACCTGCAACAGATCTTTGCTTATCTCCAAGTTTCGCTAATCCTGCCATATTTTCTCCTTAAATTTTTGGTAACTCCTGCAACTTCCAGCCAGGCAATGTTCAACATATGATATAAACTCAAATATAGGAGTTCTAATGGAATAGAACTTTTGAAATGTCAAATAGCAAACTGAGTGCTATTTAGGGAGTTTTTATACTGTTACCAAAATCTTTTATATAGAGAGCCTCACATATTCCTTTGCCTATAAAATTGTTACAGGACTTACAGGACCAGTTATTGGCTCTCTATATTAGTTAACAACAATCAACTAGAATGGAATTTCATCATCATCACTAGTTGTACTCTCGGAGGTATTTTCATTTTGTAACTTAGTAGCTACAAACTTATGAAAATAATTCTCTGCAGCGCCTTTCCAATAAGTAACATCATCATCAGAAAATGTTTCTAATTGATTTTCAAATACTGTTGGAGCAACAGATGATAATACTCTACTGTATTTACCATCTTTATAAAAGTAAACATTTACCTTTTTACCAACAAGACTTGCAGCACTATCGTCAATTTTTACTACATTATCGCCATCAGGACCACTTAATACTTCAGTTATACCAGCATTAGCAAATCTGAATAATCTACCTATAGCAAATTCTTCGCCATCTTTGCCCTTTTTCTCGTATATTCTTAGGTTAAGTGAGTCTGGATAGTCATTAAAGAAACAATCGATGTATTTGGTACCATTAAAGTCACCATATGCAGCTTTTGTTATCTCTACTTCTTTCCATCCTGGTGAAAACTTACCACCACCAGTTTGTTTTTTAACTGTAATTGTTCGCATTTCTTCTCCTTTATTTACGAATTGAGTTAGCATCATCATCATACTGTGCTATACCTACCATAGCAGATAAACCATATCTTCTACCATATGTAATCGCTGAACCTACACCTTGTGCGTCAACTTTTGCAAGTGGTAGTTTAACTTTTGATCTAATCCATTGACCTGATGAATGCATTAATGTTGTAGTTACACATACTGCGCCTTTAATAGGCTCATTACCTTGAGTAATAGATAAACCATGTTTACTTAAATATGGAAACGATGATTTAATTACTGCATGTAAGTCTGCATAACTAGACTTAAAGAATGGATTTGTGCTTTCTTTCTTTGCACCTTCCATTTCTGATTGTGCTTTTGCAAGTGCTCCAGCAAGTTCACCAATTTCAGGTGATTTCCAAGCATCAGGAGTTTCATCAATTAAGACTTCCAATCCTGCGTTTTCATGCTTTTCTTTATTTTCTAATATGTCTTTTACGACACCAGTTTGTTTAGATATATCAATATTTGACATCTTCTCTCCTTGTTGTTGTGAATAGGGTGAGCTCACTTGAAAGGCGGAATATACTATGGAATACACATATAAAATGCCCACCCTATTCTTTTAGTCGCGTAATCCCTCAAAGAGGGCCTATAATTTAAGAAACTAATTTCTTTTTATCAAGTATTAATGTTGAAAAATTGAAAATAATTTCTTTAAAGTATGGTTGCTTCATAACTATGTTCTTAACAGTATTAGTTATAAAACTACCACTCATATTACTACAATAAGATGTAGCTTTACGAGTACATGGTTCAGGATCAGAGTCTTCATCAGAATACCAATCCTTCTCATATTTTTTAACAGTAATATTATCATATATGTACTGTTGATATTGATCTGCACCCATTCTACCATCAATAACAAATGTTGGTTTATCAGGGCATTCTGCAAGCAATTTAACTATTTCCATACGAGCAGACATACTATCTAAACCAAGTATTAGTATATCTTCTTTACTACCCATATAACGATTAAATTTACCAGGAACTCTATTTACTTTAATAAAATGGTCTATTTTTGTAAGGTGTTTATATAATGCTTCAACTTTAGTTTTACCAATATCTTGATGCACATATTGACTAACACCTACATTTTCTATTCCTACTTTATCAAAATCATAAAGTGTAAATCTATCAGCACCAAGTCTTGCAAGCTGTGTGGCTACGGAGCTGCCAATAGCCCCGCAACCTACAACATGAAACATGATACCTGATATATCTGCTATGTCTTGACTTCTTAAGTTTCTCATATAGTATATCCTCCATAAGATCGGTTATAAGACATTGCATCAAGTACACTTTCAGCAACATCTAAGTATTTTGGATCAATACAATTTATTAGTTCCCATGGTTCTTTATCCATTTCTATAAACTCTTCAAGCTCTTTCTTGTTTAAAGTATCTATAGCAAGACCATAAGGTTCTATTAGTTTGTTTGTATATGTTACTGATGATTTATACTTATGCATATTCCAATTACCTAAATTGAATTGCCTGATAAATTCTGTTATCTTACCACAAGCATATTCATGTTTAGCTTCAAAGTTAATTACTTCTTGTTGTGTTGGTTTTAGTCCTGTTTCTAAATCATCATCAAGCCAATTGTATGTAGCCCAATCATATTTACTTTGCCCAATTGTTAATTGTTTTTTGTTTTTAGACTCTAATACAGCACCACCAGATTTATAAGAACTTATATTTGTATAAGTACGCTTTCTACATTTAGCTTTAACTTCTGTAACTATTTCAAGTGGTATTTCTATTTCAGGTGTATCATCTAATATTTTAATATCTACATCTTGATGTACTTCTACTGGTTTCCATACAGATATTCTGCATTTATATTCTTCTTTTAGATTAACAACAAGTGCAAATGAAACATCTGATTCACCTTCACCATACTCATCAATACTAGATAAATCTGTACCACTCCAGAATGCATCCATTGTATGATGACTATGCCACCAACAAAATCTAAATTTCTGGTCTTTGTATTTCATAGCCATTTGAGTATAATACGTAGCCAATTCTTCTTTATCTAGGTCACACGTAGTTCCTGCTATTTCTTGCGGTAATATGACTGGATTCTCAATAGTCCAATCACCATCTTCATCTTGTGTTACTACAGCCATACCACCTATCTCAGACTTTTCTGTTACATAAGCGGCTTTAGCATAATTTATAATCTTATCCCAAGATTCTTTATGTATTAATACTTTCATCTTTCTCCTCCTTGAGTTTAGTTAGTTCTTTATCTATTTCATTTACTGATCTAATCAAGTTTTTTACTTGCCATTTCAGCTGTTTTATTTCACTACTAAAATATGAAGTTCTAGCGTCCATTTATTTCTCCTTTACATTTCGTCACCTTGTGGTGATTCATCAGGCCATGGTTCGTCAACAGGTTCTTGTTCACCACCATGAATATTACCTGTTGATGTATTAATACCACCCATTCTAGTAGCCCATTGAAGCGTTAATTGCTCAGCTTGTTCTGGTGATACTGGTTCAGGATATGCATCTTTATACCTACTACATCTAGATCTAAGTGCACATTCTGCTGTATCACAGTAATCATCTTCACCTGATGGACTATAATAACACTCATCTGGCGAACTAGTGCCAAATATAGCTCTAAAATTATCATTTATTAGCTTTGGCTCACCATGATATGCTTGTTTAATATTGTGATATGGATTAGTATTATTAGTATATCTAGTAGCCCAGTTAGGTATTTGAATCAATAAAGATGTTAAATCATATCTACTCATAGCATTACTCACATTTGTTGCATCATCACCCCAACATACACTATTACCAAATATATTACCACTATCTCTGTAATGATTTCCAGATATATAAGGGAACCTTAGTCTACCTCTATTATCAAAAGGATAAACAATACCATAGTTATATACATTAAACTTTGGTCTATCATAACTAAGTTTATTTGTTATCATATCTTTAATAGGATAGCTTATTATATTTAATTCAACTTGCATATCACATGGTATATCAGCAACATGTGTAGCTTCTGTTTCAGCTCTTACACTTGCACTACTATATACTTTAATAATTGGTGGTGAAAATGTAATTGCTGTATTTAACATATATCTTTGATTTGACCTGCTACTAGGATGTGCATATAATCTATACCACACTGAATCATACATATCTATTCCATCTGCTATTGGGGCTGCTTTTTCTCCTTGTTCTGACAAATAATTTTTAAAGTTTTCTTTGTACTCTACAAGAATACTAGGATCATCTAGCCATTCTTCATTATAATAACGCAAATTAGTTATCATATTATCCATTTCTCTTAGTTCAGTTTGTATCCAATCCCAACGATTTCTTCTAAAATAGTCTTCACGTGATAAAAAGTTATACATACCACTAGGTTTACGTTTAAATCCTAAACCTTTCATCATTAAATTTGCTACTTTATCATATGTACCACGTTTCCATTTAAATGTTTTAGTAATTTCTAAATCTGCATTATAATTAGTATTAAATCTATTTAGTCTTTCCATAATATCTGCTTGGGGACCGAAATATATGTGATCACCAAGATCTTCTGTTTCTATAGAATCAATTACATCATTAATATCTCTTGATTCTACAATTAAATCATAATTATTATAATTTGACATTTCTTTCCTCCAAAAGTTATATAGGGCTGATTGACCCTCGTTAGTTTCACAGGATTACAGCCCCGCTTGATTGACTCGCCTGTCACTACAGCCCTATAAGTTATAAATTAATAATTACTGATCACCGCCAGATTTATTATTATTAACAGCTGCAACAATATCACCTTCAGCAATAGCGTGAGCATTAGTTACAGATACACCATTAACAGCAACAGATGCATTAGAAGTAATATCATCTGGAAACTCTGCTCTTAATTGCTCAACAGTGTCAGCGTTAGTTTGTCTCTCTACAAAGCCGCCACCTTGTAGGAATTTTATAGTTTTAGTTGCCATATGGCCTCCTTTTAGTGTTCATACGATGAATATTGAGACTCTTCAGCCAATTGGTCAAAGAAATCATCAATAAGTTTATAGTTAGTTTTTATTTGTTTCTTTACTTGTTCTTTTTCAGTACCATCTGGTAAATATTTGATAGTTTTTTTCAAAAGAATAGTATTTGCCTCTATATTACCAATATCCATTATAATCCTAGTCTTTTTCTAATGGTATCTATAAGAGGTCTTAGTTCTTCTAGTTGTTCACAAGCAAAATTAGCATTTTCGTTGATTCTGTTTATATCTTCTTTCATTGTGTCGATATGATTAAGAATATAGTCCATAGAATCATCTTTTTTAGTAGTTTTACTCTTTTTTTTAGGTTCTTCTCTATCTATTGGCTTATCAGTCATTATTTTCTCCATTTGTTATCAGTACTAGCTCATCAATAAGCTTATTTAGCTCTATTTTTAGCTTAGATTGCTTATTTTTATTGATTATTATGTCTTTTAAGACATCTTCTTCTGTTCTTACAGGTAAAAATGTTAACATATTATAAAACCTCCTGATTCTAGACAAAATTTAGCAAAATTCTCTACATTTTCTCTTGAAAACGGATAACTTGCTAAGAATCTCTTTTCTTTATCATCAGATTTCTCTAATTCTTTGTTTTCTTTTTTAATACGTTCTTCCCATTTGTCAACAGTACCATCTGCAAGTAATATTTCTAGTTGTGTGCCTATTTTAGCAGCAGTTTCTTGATCAATTTCTTTTCCATCATTGAAAGAACCAGCTTTAAACTGTTCTTCTGTCATAAAATCACAATTATTGCACACAAATGACCATAATGGTCTCCACCACCACACATTATTACGAAAATACACACCTGGATTGTCTTCATGATACCTTTCCATGTCTTTAAAGTACTTTTTACGTCTTTCTATGTTCTCATCTTTCCATAAATCGCTATCTTCTTTAAAATACTTGTATTCAGACTCATGTTTGTGTATTTTAGGGTTCATACCACTTAAATCAAATCCCATACTACTTCTCCTTATTTTTAAACACTTTAATTACCTCATCAAGCAATGGATGTGGTATATCAGCGTCTACTACGTTATCTCTATAAAACTTAGTTATTTTATAGTTATTATTTAATGCATCTTCAAATATGCCACTACATATAGGACAATATTGCCCTTCTTTTTGCGTTTTAGCACATTCTATAAGCCATTTAAATGATTTTTCATCTTGACTTACAAATTCATCATTGATATATATTCCTGTTAAGGCTCTGTTCCTAATTAGTGTATAGTTAGGATCAAGATCACCATCTGGTTCAATGTGGTTTGTTAGTTCAAGTTGTCTGTTATTTCTATGATATATAACATAATTAATCGTGGAGGTCATCTATACCTGCCCTTGTTAATAGTAACCATAGTATTCCTAAAGCTATTATTAATATTGATATTAATAAATACATATTATTCTCCTTTTAAAATTTAACACCCACCAACAGGCCGAAGCCCTAAGTGCAGTACTATCGATGATGGGTGTTATGTTAACCTGTAGCTGTTTTGAGCCTTGTCTACTCCTACAGGTCTTCTCTCCTACCAATTATTTTCTAATCTATAGGTTTGCCAATTCCTTTAGACATTTGAAACTGAAACTTCTTAATATCCTTATCTAATGCTTCCAAGGCTTTAGTCTCAGTCTCAATCTTAGAAAGTATTTTGGCTTTTGCCTCTTGTAGTCGCTTGACTATCTCTAACATTTCTGTATAATTACCTGCCATTACTTATCCTCCTCTATATAGAATGGATCATCATACTTTTCAGCGTACTGCCGCTGTATTTTTCTAATTTTCCAATCATCATTTAATTCTTTAAAGAACATAAGTAAGCCATGTATTGCCATAGTAAATGTTATAATACTTATAAGACCAAGTATTAACAGTACAAATGATTCTATATGCATTTTTCTACTACCTTACTACCTTTCCCAAGAGTTATAACAGACTTAGCCTGCTTTCTTGATTTAGCTTTCATTATATCTTTTCTAGCAATAAGAAATGCTTTCAAGATATTATCTAAACTATCGTTCTCTATTATTGATTCTGGTAATACATTAAAAACTTCTTTCTTTCCCATGGTAGGATCTCCTCTTATTAACTGTTTTATATTAACTGTTTAACACACCAGCCCTGGTGATTGCTTTAGCTTAGTGACCATAAAGGTTCTATTGGTAGCATCCATCAACAGGGCCGAGATTGGTATCTAATAGTGTTCTAAATATACTTCCTAGGTAGTATATAACCTGTCAAGGTTCACTTTCGAATCGCTCCAGTGTGTCGGGTATTATTCTTTTGTAGTATGCTTTTATTGTCTCCAAGGACTTACACCTTGTTAATCATGACAGCAATACATACTACATTTAATCCGTCTAGGCGCTATGTAACACTAGCTATATTATATTATGCTTTTTACTAATATTGTATACCACAGTCCTGCATAACGCCTATTATTAATTCTTATTGTTTGGTATAAGTTTATATATATACTTACACACACACGTGCATGATGTATATACTAGGTATCCTTTACAAAAACAAACAAAGGTATCCTTTCCACTACTCATATCGTTTAACAACAATAATAACAAAATAATAGATAAAAGGGTGTAAATTAATACACCCAGTTATCATAGTAACTAACTTATCTACCTGAATCATAACATATAGACCATGCATTTTTAAACTCTTGTCTAAGAGCTTTATCTTGCCCATTGACTCTTGCATGTTGCTGTACATTTGACAGATAGTTTCTAAGGTTCTCCATTTGTTTGCGTCTTGCTGCTTTAGATTTAACAGTGAACTTAACTTCTACTGCTGCTCTCTTAATTACATCAAGTGCTCCATCAAAGTTTTCGTCAAGTATAAGATCCTTTAAATCCCCCACAGTTTTAACTGGTTCATTAATATCTTCACTTAACTCTTCAACATTCTTAGATTCTGTACTCATTTATTCTCCTTTTAATTAATTAAATAATCATAAATTACATTAACTAAAATCAAAAATAACGTAATCCCGTTAGGGAAAAACCCCTGATAGGGGGTGTACCATATATACAACACCGCACACTAAAATTGCACAATTTTTAAAAGTTGCTTTTCAAACTTAACTTTTTGTAAATTATATTGCAAAATAAAAGGGGGGGCTTTAAATGGCTAAAGGTAAAAATAAACCTAAATTAACTAACAAACAGATAGAACATCATTTAAATCAATTGTATTTTTTAGTTGAAAGATTAATAAAGGTTAATACTTTATATATTGAATTTAACAAACATTCAGAAGAATTTGAGAAATTTGTAGAAAAAAAGAATAAAACTGAAAAATAACTATTGTTTTATATATATAATTTTCACTAAACTTGTAAAAACTAAAAGGGATATATATGAAATTAAAAAGATATGAGCTTATTATTGAATATGATCCTGATAGTGATGAAATAGAATCTATTAGTGAAGCTATTATTACAAATGATTCTCAAATAACATTTATAGGTAATATATTAGCAGTAGATTGTATGGATGATGAGTCTATAGCAAAGATAACTTCTTATACTATAGGTGAGTGTTAATGATAAATAGAATTAATTTGTCCTTCGGACAAGTAAGCTGGGGTATATAATGGTAGATTATGTAGATTTTGATATGGATAGTGTTATAAACGCTGATAGTTCATATGAAATGAAAAGACAAAACTTTCTTAATGATGTTATACAGCATGAGGGAGGTTATGTAAACAAAGCTGTTGATAGAGGTGGTGAGACTAAATTTGGTATTAGCAAAAAACAATATCCTAATTTAGATATTAAAAACTTATCACAAATGCAAGCTATGATGATATACAATAATGACTTCTTAAATAATTCTGAGGCTAATTATGGTAAAAATCCTATAGCATTAAAGATGGCTGATGTACAAATAAATACAGGTAAATCTACTCTTCTTATGCAACAATCATTAAATGCTCTAGCTCTTCAACATAATTTACCTATAAATGGTGGTATGTTAGATGAAGATGGTAAAATGGGTAATAAAACTAGAATGGCTTATAAATTAATTAGAGATAAAGTAGGTGATAAAGCTTTAATGAATAAGATTGTTGATAAGCAAAAAAACTATTATCTAAGCATTGTAGATTCTGATAGTACTCAAAAAGTATTTTTAAATGGTTGGATGAATAGAGCAGATTATAGGCCAGAATGAGATTTTATAAAGTAAATGGAATTGATCATACTGTATATGATGATGTAGAAGAATTACCTAAAGATTTTAAATATATAGATTGGAGAACAGCAAATGTGGGTGATTGGGTTAAAGCTGATGATGGCTGTTTTATTCAAATATTGCGCAAAGGAAAGATGGTTGTGCCGAAAGGGCGGAACAAGGTTAGGGAATATGTAGGCACGTGCACTGGAACATTTCCAGTCTCCTCCAGGGTGAAGATGGACACTTCACGCAGAGTCAACATTTATTCTTTTGGAGGGAATAAGAACTCTGCAGACGTTCTGCTAGATCGGACCGTACTGAGTAAGCATGAGCATCTTTTCGTTGTATATATAGCATCAGGGCTATCACCTCAACAAGCTTATATGAAAGCTTTTCCTACTACTAATCCTGGTTATGCTAAACATAAATCAGCACAACTAGTAAAAACTAAAAGGATAATAACTGCTATGAAAGAAGAGTTAAAACCTATACTAGAAGAAATAGGTGTAGATGAGAAAACTATATTAGAAAATATTAATAATATTGCATTAACATCTGATAAAGATGAAACAAGATTAAAGGCATTATTTAAACTATCTGATATTATGGATCTTGAAGATAAGAATAAAACTACTGTTACTCAAGTAACTGGGGCATTATTTCAAGGATTTAAAGATAAAGACTTATTAAAGGCTGAAAGGCCAGGCATTATAGAAAATGAATAAACCAAAAGGTATATTAAAACGTGGCAAATATTAATACACAAAATGTAAGCAAAGCAGAAGAAGCTTTAATGCTTGCTAAAAATGATATGATTGCTTTTGGTAAGTTATTTTTACCTGATGATTTTTTAAGGAGTGAGACTCCTTTTTTTCATTATGAGGTAGCAGACGCTATATCAAATCCAGATTACAGACAAATGGCAGTTATTTTACCTAGAGGTCACGGTAAAACAGTTCTTACTAAGTGTAATATCTTAAGAGATTTTTGTTTTTCAACAGAGCCTTTATTTTATGGTTGGGTTGCTGCAAGTAGTAAAATATCAGTGCCTAATTTAGATTATATAAAATATCATTTGGAATATAATGATAAAGTTTCGTATTATTTCGGTAATTTAAAAGGCAAGAAATGGACAGAAGATGACATCGAACTTAAAAACGGATGTAAACTTATTAGTAAATCGAACCTTTCGGGTATTAGAGGAGGCGCTAAGTTACACAAAAGATATGATCTCATCGTGTTGGATGATTTCGAAGATGAAAATAATACCGTTACGCCTGAGTCTAGAGCTAAAATCTCGAATCTGGTTACAGCTGTTGTATTCCCTGCTCTTGAGCCTGGTAGCGGTAGGTTGCGTATTAATGGCACACCTGTTCATTACGATGCTTTCATTAATAATATCCTTGTTGGATATGATAAGGCAAAGGGTGAAGGAAAAGAAAAAGAATTTAGTTGGAAAGTCGTAACATATAAGGCAATCCAACCTGACGGAACACCATTATGGTCTTCTTGGTTTGGTCAAAAAGAAATGGATAGAAAAAAGAAGTTCTATGCAGATTCAGGACAGCCACAGAAGTTTTATCAAGAATACATGATGGAAGTTCAAAGTGATAAAGACTCTATATTTACTAGAGATCACGTAAAATTTTGGGAGGGAAATTATAGATATGATGCAGAAGGTAACATCTCGTATATCGTCACAAGCGATGGAGATATTAAACCAGTCAACATTTTTGCTGGGGTTGACCCTGCTACTGATAGTACCCGTAGGGATAGTGATTTTAGTGTTATTATCATTTGCGCTGTATGCCCTGATAATAATGTCTACGTTTTGGAGTATCTTAGAATGCGTGGCTTACCAGTTGTTGGTATACCTGGGGATAGCAAAAAAGGAATAGTAGATTATATGTTTGATATGAACAAGAAATACAATCCAAGTTTATTTACAGTAGAAGATACTACTATGAGTAAACCTGTATTTCAATCATTAAATGCTGAAATGAGAAGAAGAAATGATTTTACTGTTAAATACTGTGCTGAAAAGCCTGGTAACAGAATGAGTAAAAGAGATAGAATACAAGAAATACTAGCACAGCGTTTTGCTGTAGGAGGTGTATTTGTTAAAAAAGATATGTATGATCTTCAAAGAGAAATATATACATTTGGTCCTAGGATGGGTCATGATGATACTATTGACGCACTCGCTTATGCTTGCAAATATGCATACCCATTACAATCTGTTAAATCAGAAAAAAACAAAATGTATAAACATAAACCAAGAGCAAAAAGTTGGGTTACAGCATAATATGAAAAGGAATTGAAAAATGAAAAATAAAAAAGTAGTTACTTTTAAAGACAAAAAATCTGGCAAAGAATTTAGTAAAAAAACTATAGAAAATTTTTACAAAAAACAAACTGGAACTAAAGTAGAAAAAATAGGGAAAGTTTATAAAATAGCAAATAATAAATACATAGAAGGTAAATAAGGAGAATAATAATGGCAACTAAAGTAACACCAGCTACACTTACAGTAAAAGTGAGTGAAACTATAACATTAAATGGTGTCTCTTATGGTGGTTCTAATACATTTACAAAAGCATCTTGTGGTCAAGTAGATCAAAGAATTATGAATGTACCTATAACCAATACTGAAATCGCTTCATTTGGCGCAGCAGATGCAAAAGGTGCAGTTAAAGCTGCAGACTTAAAGTATTTTAGAGTTACTAACTTAGACGACACTAATTTTATATCAGTAATTTTATATAAATCAGCAGCTGCTTATAATGAGGCAGCTATAAAAGTAGAACCAGGTTCTAGCTTTTTCTTTACAACTGATGATTTCTTTGCAGATACAAATGCTACGGATGGAGATTCTGACAGTGCTCCAGACTTTACAGGAACATTAGTAGAATGTGATGAAATTTGGTTAAGAGCTGATACTGCTGCATGTGATGTTGAATACATTGTAGTTACAACTTAATAGGATATAAATATGGCCAAGAGAAAAGATAAAAAAGCTGAAAGAGTAAAACAATTATTTAATCAGGTTAACAGTAATAATAGAGTACAGTGGGAATACATAAATCAAAAGGGTTATGATTTTTCTAATGACAATCAATTAACTGAAACTGAAAGAGAATTGTTAGAACAACAAGGTATGCCAACATTTACTATTAATAGGATTACACCTGTTGTAGAAATGTTAAATTTTTATGCAACTGCTAACTCACCTAGATGGCAAGCTGTTGCTACAGAAGGTTCAGATACTGATGTTGCAGCTGTTTTTTCTGATATGGCTGATTATATATGGTATAACTCAGATGCAAATACATTATATGCAAATGCAGTTAATGACTCTATAACTAAATCTATAGGTTATTTACAAGTATCAGTTGATGTAAATCAAGATTATGGTATGGGAGAAGTTGTATTAAAACAACCTGAACCATTTGATTTGTTTGTAGATCCTAAATCTAGAGATATGTTATTTAGAGACGCTTCCTATATTATGCTTAGAAAGATTTTACCTAAAAAACATTTATATGAAGTATATCCTGCATATAAAGGTAAAATTAAAAATGCAAATTCTGATAATGAAAATAGTTATGATTTATCAGAAAAAGCTTATGGTACACAGTTAAAAGATTTTGGATACAAAGATATAACTCATTCAGAATCTTTAGATCCAGATACTGCTGAGCATGATGATTTAATTGAAGTATACGAAATGTATGAAAAAGAAAATATATTATATGTAAATGTTTTCTTTAGAGTACCACCTGATGAAGAACAAATAAGTTTAGTAAGAGACCAAGTTAAAATTAAAATATCTAAAATGTCTGAAGAAATGAACGTTCAGTTATTAGAGCAACAGCAAGAAATGCAAATTGCTGTTCAAGAAGGTAAAATGTTACCTGAAAGATATGAACTTGAGTTAAAAAATGCTAAAGAGTTAATGGCTCAACAATTAGATGCAGCAGAAAAAGAAATGATGAGTGAACTTATTACTAAAGCATCTGTTATAGATAATAAAGTAATAACTAAACAAGAATTTAAAATTATGCAAGACAATGAAGAGTTTGCTAAATATATTGTAGACTCTGTTGATTTTTATCAACCAAGAATTAAGCATACATTAGTTGTAGGAGATAAAACATTATTTGATATTTATTTACCTTCTAATATTACAGAATATCCTATTATACCATTCCATTATAAATGGACAGGTACTCCTTATCCTATTAGTGCTGTTTCTCCGTTAGTTGGAAAACAAAGAGAATTAAATAAAGCTCATCAAATCATGGTTCATAACGCATCTCTTGGTAGTAGTTTAAGATACTTATATGAAGAAGGATCGGTTGATACTGATTATTGGGAAAAGTATTCTAGTGCTCCAGGAGCATTACTTCCTGTAAGACCAGGAGCTACTGCCCCTACACCGATACAGCCAGCACCACTTTCTAATGCATTTTTTAATATAGTGCAACAAGGTAAAGGTGATATGGAATATCTAGCAGGTATATATAGTTCTATGATGGGTGATACTGCAAGACAAGCAGATACTTATAGAGGTATGCTTGCTATGGATGAGTATGGTACTAGAAGAATAAAACAGTGGCTTACAAATTCTATAGAACCTGCATTAAAACATTTAGGTATTGTTATGATGCAGTTTTCTCAAGCTATTTATACAGCAGAAAAAGTATTTAGAGTAGTTCAGCCTAATAATATAAAAGAACAAAAAGAAGTTAGAATTAATGTACCAATGTACAATGATTATGGTGATGTTATTGGTAAATTTAATGATTATGCTTCTGCTAAGTTTGATGTTAGAATTGTTTCAGGTTCTACATTACCAGTTAATAGATGGGCTTATTTAGAAGAATTAAAACAATTAATGAATTTAGGAGTTATAGATGATATAGCATTACTAGCTGAAACAGATATAAGAAATAAAGATAAGATAGCTCAAAGAAAATCTTTATACTCTCAGTTACAATCACAAGTACAATCAATGCAAGATGTTCTTAAAGATAAAGAAGGTACTATTGAAACTCTTGAGAGACAACTTGTTCAAGCTGGTATTAAAGGAAAAGTTATGCAAGCTGAAATGGAGATTAGCAAAAAGAAAGAACAAGAAAAATCTTCAGTAGCTATTGTAGCTAATAAAGTAAAAAATGATGCTATGACTCAAAAACAACAATTAGCTATGCAAATGGCCAATGAAAAACAAAGAATGAAACAAACTGTTGATAATATAGTACAAAAAGTTCAAACGCAAAAAGATAATGTTGCAACTGAAGAATAATTAGTATTATATTAAAGGCAAAAATTTTAAGGAGAAGTAATGAAAGTAAATGAAAGTAACTCAGAAGATTATTTTTCTGACTCTTCAAGTGACTTTTTTGAATCAATAGAAAAAGATGTAAATTCTATGGTTTCAGAAGAATCTCAATTAGAACCAACTAGTGAGACAACCCAGAATGTTCAAGCTAATAACACAGCAAAAACTGGCTCTCAAAGAATAGATTGGAAAAAAAGGTATCAAGACTCTAGCCGAGAAGCGCAAAGATTGCATTCTGAAGTTAAAGATCTAAAACCTTATGCTGCCATCATAGATGCTATGAAAAAGGATGGCGGACTTGTGGATCATGTTAGAGGGTATCTAGAAAATGGTGGTTCTAACGAATCAATACAAAGTCAATTAGGACTTGATGAAGATTTTGAATTTGACGCTAATGAACTTGGCGACCCAAGCTCAGATTCATCTAAAGTTTTAAATGCTCATGTTGATAAGTTAGTGCAAAGTAGAATAACTCAGATGAATCAAGCTCAAACTGCAGAAGCTCAAAAACAAGCTATTAAACAAAAAAGGCTTGAAGAAGAGCAAAAATTTAGAGCTAATCATCCAGAGATGACTGATGATGAATATCAGGATTTATTACTACAAGCGTCTAAAAGGACACTATCATTGGAAGATATTCATTATATCATTAATAGAGACAATGCCAATAACAAGGTAGCTCAAAATGTAAAAAAAGATATGGTAGAGCAAATGAAAAATGCTCGGAACATTCCAGCAAGTACTAGCGGGTTAAATTCTGCTTCTACAAGTGGCAACCCAACAGATAATATATTTGATGCTGTTGTAGGAGTAGATGAGGAACTAGATAACTTGTTTGGCTAATTAGTCAAATACAACAAAACAGAAAAGGAGGCCTAAAATGGCTTTAAACGATTTTGTACAGTTATCGGAATTAGGAGTTACGGATGTTCAGTCGAATGGTCCTGGTACTAGTGCTGGAAATCCAAATACAGGTGACCTAAGACGAAAATTTAATTTTGGTGACAGAGTTTCCGAATTAGCAATCGCTCAAGACCCTTTTTTCCGATTTGTATCTCAATGTGCAAAAAAACCAACAGATGATCCTACTTTCAAATTTACTGAAAGAAGAGGCTCATGGCACAAACGTTACGCATATGTAACTGGTTGGATAGAAAGTAATGGAACAGAAGTAGTAGGTGGTACTGATGGTGATGCAGATTTAACTGCATACAATGATGGTGGTGCACCTGGTTCTTTAGAATCTGGTGATACTTTTAAATTATTCATGGCTACTGATTATAAATCTTCAGGTAATATCCAAAATAGATATGGACAATCTGAAGGTGCTATTGCAGTAGGTGGAACAGGTACTGAACCAACATTTTTCTTACCTGGTCAATTAATAAAAGTTCCTATGTCAGCTACTGATGGTGGTGGTTCAGGAACTGAGTACTTAATTATGAAAGTTACAGGTGTTACTACTGGTTTATCAAAAGATGGTAGAGAGTGTGTTCAATTAGATTGTACTTTAATAAAAGATATTAATGGTACATCTGCAATTTATTTAGCTGGATGGGCAAGTGATGATGTTGATACTACAGTATATAACGAATCTATTGCTGGATCTTTAGAAGCTAAAAGAACATATGTTGTAGGTACTGCTCATGATGAAGGTACTGGTTATCCTGAAACATGGCAAGATCAACCATTCTCAACTCAATATGGTGTTACTCAAATTTGGAAAACATCATGTGCTATGACTAATACTGCAAGAGCAACTTCTCTTAAGTATGATTCAAATGAGTGGGCTAGAATGTGGAAAGAAAAGCTAATCGAACATAAATATGATATTGAAACAGCTTTACTTTTTGGTTCTCAAAATGAAGACTATAACACAACTCAAGGTGCTTTAGACTATGTAATTAACTATGGTAATAAATTTAGTTTAGATACAGCATCTAAAACTTCTGATGACTTTTTAGATGATATGTCTAATTACCTTGATCCTAGATATAACAATGCATCTGCAACTGTATTTTTTGTAAGTACAGATGTTTATAACTGGATGCATAAACTAGGCGGATATTTCTTAAACAATGCTAATATTGGTAAAGTCCAAAATGTAGCAGCTGCAGAGTATGTAGGCGGTAGCGTGTATACTTCTGATATTGCTCTTATGGGTAAGAAAAAAGTATTTGGTGTAGACATCACTACTTTCTCTACTCCATATGGTGATATGAATGTTGCAAGAAATATTCACTTAGATGGAACAAATGTAAAAATGCTTGGTATTGATATGAAGCATTGTGCATATAGACCTTTAGTTGGTAACGGTGTCAACAGAGATACTTCAATTTACGTGGGTGTACAAACTCTCGAAAATTCAGGTGTTGACCGTAGAGTTGACTTAATCTTGACAGAAGCGGGAATGGAATGGTCTATGCCTGAAGCTCACGCTGTCTGGACAGCATAAGGAGGTTAATTATGGCAATTCCAATGTATGGACAAAACAAAGATGGTGATAAGTTAAACTTATTTGCTAATGCTTTGTTAGCGTCTAAAACACATGACTATGGAAGTTTAGTTGACGAAGCTGATGAAGCTACAACAGTAAGCTGTCCTGGTGCTGCTTTAGGTGATTTTGCATTAGCTTCTTTAAGCATAGATAATGAAGACATTATTATGTCTGCATCTGTCTCTGCTGCTGATGTAGTTACTGTTAATGCTAAAAACATTGGTGGTGTTACTAAGGACTTAGGTTCTGCCACTATTCGTGTTTTAGTTATTAAAAAAGCATAATAGTTAATATCTAATAACAATTGTTCTGCCCCCCGCTGGGATTCTTCTCTCCCCCTGGGGGGTGGGGCAAATAAAGGATAAAATGAAATTAAGAGATAAAATACAAACAATAGTACAACATGATCAAAGTGATAAATTTCTTATAGACTTATTTTGTGATGGTGTTTCTGAAATTACTCAAAGAATTATATCTTTAGATGCAAATAAAGCTCAACATTTTATACAGGAAACTTCAGAACTTTATGAATATAATGATTCTATAAGAGAAGAAGAAAATGATTATGATTCTGAGTTAATAGTTTTAGGAGATGTAATTTCAGTTTTAAGAGAAGAATTTGATAGTAATAATACTCATGGTAGTAAATTTATAAAAAGTGCTGATTTAATACCTTTAAATGATTACTATATAGCACAAGATAAAACAAGTTTAAAATTTAGAAGTTCTACTAATCCAGGATATGTTATTACACCAAAAA